GACTACCCCCAAGAAAACCCCAACGAAGAAAAAAGGTCTAGCCTCTAAATAAAGATAGAGACAATAAGGCTATCCTGCAATCACGCAGGCCCCAACATAAGGAAATAAAATGTCTAATAAAGTAATGATCAAACCTAACTCTGTTCGCCCTAATCAAGATCGGATTAAGCGAGAAGAAGCTGAACTCGAAGCACTGATGAAAGGTGAAGCTCCTGTAGAAGAAGTTGAACAGGAAGAAGAAGTTGTAGAAGAGACTACGACAGAAGAGAAGGTAGAGGCTAAAGAGCCTGAAGGTGAGACACTAACTTCTGAAGAGAAAACCTTTAAGAAGCGTTATGGTGATCTTCGCCGTCATGCAGCTAAAGAGAAACAAGAACTAGAAGATCGTATCTCTGCTCTTGAGCGTCAAGGTAAAGAAGTTAAACCACCTAAGACAGAAGAAGAGCTTACAGCTTGGGCTAAGAAGTATCCTGATGTAGCTAGTATTATTGAGACTATCGCAGACCGTAAAGCCTCGGAGAAATTTGAAGCTGCTGATGCCCGCCTTAAACTACTGGATGAACGTGAGGAGCAAGCTAACCGTGCTCAAGCTGAGGCTGCTATTATTAAAGCCCATCCAAACTTTAATGAACTCAAGGGTTCTGACGAGTTCCACGATTGGGTAGCAGAACAACCTAAGTGGGTACAAGATGCACTCTACGAGAATGAGGATGATCCTGATTCTGTTGTACGTGTTATTGATTTGTACAATGTGGATAACGGTCTTACACCTTCTGCACGTAAGAAGTCTACCCGTGAGGCTGCATCTGCAATCCCGTCTCGTCCCGGCTCTGCCCCTAAAGTAAATGCAGGTCAGGCTACCTTCCGTGAGAGTGATGTTCAAAAGATGACAGATAAAGCTTTCGAGAAGAATTGGGAACAGATTCAGAAAGATATGAAAACCCCCGGTTTCTATGACCTAACTGGTGGTGCACGTTAATTCAAATTATTGCTTGACTTCTAAAGAACAAGCAGTATAACTTAGGGTACGAAGGAGAATAGGGCCTCCCACTGTGGACACCCCTATCTCCTTTATCCCCAAATACTTCAAGAGTAAACAATAAGTAGAATCACCTGCCTGAGTATAGGCCCGTTGATATCAAAGTTGGCCGACTGAGATATTGATGCACCCTAGAAACCGACAGCCTCTTCTTGTATGTCTTTAGCTCTAATTCAGCCAAATATCATAGGAGAATAATGATGGCTTTTGCAACAGCAGGAGGTTATGGTAACCTTCCAAACGGTAACTTCAGTTCCGTTATCTACTCGAAGAAAGTCCAACTGGCTTTCCGTAAGTCTACAGTCGTAGGCGATATCTCTAACTCTGACTACTTTGGTGAGATTGCTACTCAAGGTGATACAGTACGTATTATCAAAGAGCCTGAAATCACCGTAAGTGAGTACAAGCGCGGCTCTCAGATTCAAGCACAAGACTTGGATGATGAGGACTTCTCTCTGGTAATCGACAAAGCTAACTCTTTTGCTTTCAAGATTGACGATCTGGAAGAGGCCCACAGCCACGTAAACTTCATGGACCTTGCTACTAACCGTGCAGCCTACCGTCTGGCTGACCAACACGACCAAGAAGCTCTGGGTTACCTGTCAGGTTATAAGCAGTCCGCTCTGCACTCGAACGCAGACACTGTGAATGACGTTGTGAATGGTTCTAAGGCAGTCTCTACTGCTGGTTCCGATGAACTGCTGACTTCAATGAAGATCATCAAAGGTAGCTTTGGTAACATCACAACTGGTTCTGCTGGCGATCACTCGATCCCCGTAGCTGCTCGTTTGCCCGGTGCTACTGCTCTGCCAACAGCTTATGTCTCTCCGGTTATGTTGATTAACCGTATGGGTCGTCTTCTGGACCAACAGCGTGTTGATAAGTCTGGTCGTTGGTTGGTAATTGACCCAGTAATGATGGAAGTTCTGCAGGACGAAGACTCTCGTTTCCTGAACGCAGACTTTGGTGATTCAGGTGCCCTGCGTAATGGCTTGGTTCTGAACAACTGGAATGGCTTCCGCGTCTACGTCTCTAACAACCTCCCCGTTGTTGGTGGTGGTGCTGCTACAACTGGTACTGCTAACCAAAACACTGACTATGGTGTTATTGTAGCTGGTCATGATTCTGCTGTAGCAACTGCTGAGCAAATCAACAAGACAGAGACCTACCGTGACCCTGACAGCTTTGCTGACATTTGCCGTGGTCTTCATCTTTACGGTCGTAAGATTCTTCGTCCAGAAGCGCTTACAACTGCTAAATATAATCTCGCATAAGGAGACCTAAACTATGGCTACTGTTTCAACACTTACTAAGGTAGAAGGCGGTCGGGGTAATCCTAACCGCAAGCCTTACATGGTAGAGGTAGAGATTGATCTTGCCGCTGCCGCAACTGCTAAAGGTAGTGCTTTGGTTGCTACTGACGTAATCAACTGTATTAATGTCGGTGCCAACCAAGCTATCCTGTTCGCTGGTACAGAAATCGTTACTGCCCCTGCTGGTGGTACTGCTGGTACTTTCGATCTGGGTATTACTGGTGGTGATGTAGATGCATTTGTAGACGGTGGTGCCATTACTGGTGCTACTGCTGGTACTTATGCAACTATGACAAGCACTGCTCTGCCTATCGTTAGCTCTGCTGCTTCTTCCATTGACATGCTGCTTATCGGTACTACCCCAGATACTTCTGGTGTTATCCGTGTGTTTGCATACCTGATGGATGTGGATGCATTTGGTTCCGATAAGTCTGCTGCTGAAGTTGCA